CTTGTCATGGTTCACACAGCAAACAACCTTTCCACATCTATTTCCATCCAATCGTGCTTCTTCCACACCTTCGGATAAGCCACCGGCGCCACAAAAGAGATCAATAACAAATAGTTCTATATCGGACAGACCTTCAATGGATTTTAAGATATTTTTCTGCGATTTCATAACTTCTCCTTTTTAAACAGGTGGCTGAACGCATTATCCAAATCCAAGTCCAGATTCAGTTTGGACGGGAAAGATTTAATGTATTCGTACATCTTATAAGCGAGGTTGTCATCATCACCGCATCTGTCAATCAGTGTGAGCAACATGGCGTTCACCATGTCAGAATCATTGCCGAAGTTTTCCAGAGTGGATTCGCTGCAATGATTCACATCACTTTTCAATCTCTTTATCGCGGCTATGGCTGTGTTGAAGTTTCTTTTTGAATCGTGCCGCAATTCAAAGCCTTCCTTCTTGTATTGCTGCTGCATTTCTAGAAGGTTGGTTTCTAAAACGTCCGTGAGGACAAATACGATGTTGGTTATCGTATTCAGTTTGTCTGTTCCTTGCATAATCGTGTATTCTTATTTCTAATTCGAATGAATCCCCTTCGTTCTGTTTCTTCTAACAGTGGAAAGTCTTCATTCTTGATTTCACATTCTGTTTCGTAGTTCACGGAAGTATAACTTGGGATATTGAACTTTTTCCGGATTCTTACGATAACATCCGGATTTCTTGTTACCCAGTAAACGGTTATTCTCATGGTGATATCAGCATTTTTCTAGCTTCCTCATCTCCTGCATCAGCACGGTGCTTGATTTCAATGTACTCAGCATAAGAGATTCTGTTATCTCCACGCTCCTCTATCTCTTTTTCACGTTGGTTTCTGTATCGTTCACGCTCTTTCCGTTCAATATCTTTCCGACGTTCAGAAACGTAGTCCAGCATCGCACTTGTTATTTTCAATGGATCTATTGAACCGTAGAACCGCCCATACTTCCCTGACTTAAACCGTGCTATGAAAAAACAGATTTCAGCGGCATTTATATAATAATACTCCGAAAGGAATATCTCCGATAGTTCAGAAAGTTGCTCTTTCGCTATCTTGGTTGAAACTTCTGCAAAGTCATTCAATGAGCCAAATTGTATCTTTAGCCATTCTATCGGTGTTTCATCCCCATAAGTAGAAGACAATAGCCCTAAACTCGGAATGCTGTCATTCAACGCCAGTTCTGAATGGGTTGCATTACATCTGACAAGTTTGAACTGCAAATCAGGGTTGTAATCAAGAATGAATTGTGCAGGATCGGGATATTTATTCAATAACGCCCTCTGCTTCAAGTTCCTTTCTCTTTTTTGCGGCAGCTTCTCTAACGGTTGTAGCGACTGCAAGAACTGAATCACGTTTTCGCTGCTCGCTATCCTGTTGATTTTTACTAAGTCTTGTCCCATTATAGTTTCCTTCCAATATTTTAGTAAAGTTTGCTTGTTTGAAAATCCAATCAAAGTCGCATTTCCAATTGCGGTCATTAGCTCCAAGTAAGAACGGGGATTGAAGAATGAGATTGAAAACACTCCTCACTGACTCTTTCCCATATTGGGCTATCCGGGCTTTTACAGCCTTTTTTCTCACATCAGTCATTGATCTTATCTGCTGGAGTCTGTCTTTGAATGTGGTATTATAGTATTCCATCAATCCGCTGTAATCAATCTTTTCAGAGGGGGAGGGCGAAGAAAGCTTGGCTTTCTTTGATACTCCGTCAGGAGTATTTTCTTCCTTTTGATGTAGAGATATATCTATATACTCTCTTTCTTCTTTCTTTGTATTTGTGCCCTCTGTGTGCCCTGATTTTTGTAAAAGTTCGGATTGCGGTAGATTGCTGTTCATGGGCTGTGCCCCAAGTTGTGCCCTTAGTTGTGCCCATTCGTGTCTTAATTCATTGATTTCCTTTTCAATACCTGTGTCCTTACTTGTGCCCTTGGTTGTGCCCATTGGATTATATTCTTCATATTTACATAAGGTTATAAGGTTCATTCCTTGATTGCACTCAACAGTTATCATACCTTTCTTTCTAAGATGCACAAGAAAGGAACGCACCTTCTTTTCAGACCATTTCCAACGCTGTGACAGAAATCTTATGGATGCAGGATATTGACCTCTTGAATAAGAGATTTCTCGACCTCCGATACTCTCCTTTCGGGGCGTTGCCTCAAATCGTGCAGACTGAATTAAGTCTAACCACGCTTCGCAACTGCTAAAAGTACGGGCTTCATTCCACATTTCATTCGAGAAAAACCTGCGGCTTAGCCTCAAAAATCCTTCGTCCATAGTCTTAGAATCTCACGTTAGTTAATTGCCTTCCGTTAGAAAATACAGCCCACTTACCATTACCGCTATCAAACAATCGTAAATCCGACACCTCTCCGAAACGTTTGATGTTACCGCATAAATCCACAATCCATCCACATTCTTTAGAAGGATGCGGGCGGATGGCACGACCGACTATCTGATACCACATGGCAAGTGACATTGTAGGACGTGCCATAACGACCGTATCAAGTTCCGGATAGTCAAAGCCAGTCGTAAGTACACCCACATTAGCTACTACCGGAATTTCACCAGCTTTGAATGCCTCAAGAATATGTTCACGTTCTTTCTTAGGAGTATCACCTGAAACGATAGCGCAACCGGGTATTGACATCGTTAACCGTTCCGCTTCTTTCAAAAAACGGGTAAAGACCAAAATGCCCTTCCGTTTTCCTCCGGCTTTGGGATTCATCAGCCTTTGGACGATATGAACGAGATAACCGTAGAAGTCTATCCGTTCATATTCTCTTTGGACTGACCTATCTGTATAGTCGGCACCAGTGGTATTTACTTTCAAATTGAGTTCATTCCATCCGGTCGGATTCATAGGATAGTAGTTCAGCTTCGCCAAGTAGCCCATATCTAATAGGGTTGATACCTGTACATGATAAATGACCTCTGAAAAGACATGAGGTTTTGTCCGAGTGATGAATTTCAACATAGAGCCGAAATCACGTGAGGAAGATAATCTATAAGGAGTTGCAGTCAAGCCTAGAACCTTACACTTCACCGCATTGAAGAAATCCTTGTACATCCCCTCTTTAGGGTTAACAAGGTGGCATTCGTCCACAATGATGTTCTTGAAGTGGGTAAACAGTTCGGGATGATTCTTCACACTGCCGATGGTGGCAAATGTTATCCGGCTTATCTCCTTTGAGTTAAAGGATGCTGAATAGATACTGCAATCAAGAATACCGTATGAACAGAGTTTCTTGAAATTCTGTTCGAGTATTTCCTTCGAGGGCTGGAACACCAAGGTATGACCGTCAAGCCTTGCAGCTATATCCGCTATGATAAGCGACTTTCCGCTGCCCGTAGGTAACACCATAATAGCATTTGTTTTCTTCGCCTTGTTATTGAAGAAAGAAACGGCAGCATCAGAGGCTTTCTGTTGGTAATCTCGTAATACATAACTCATAGCCCTTTCTCCTTTCGTAACTTTTTATTAAGTGTTTTGTAATACTTGATTAGCTGTTCGTACTCAAAATCAGTCATTTTGGAAGTGCCGGCAGCTTTCACTTTCAGCAAGTCAAATTTCTGTTGCCCGATTTTGGCTATCAGATTCACCCGATAGTCTTCCAAATGATCGGCTTTGAATCTGTTGCAGTGCCGGCATTCGGCATGGCAATTATTCTCATCAAACCGTGTTGCCAAATGTGTACGACTGAAATAGTGCCCGCAGTCTGCTTGTGTAAACGGCTTTATCTGTCCGCACGAGATACATCTAAAATACCCGTTTGGCATTGCATCACGAAGCCGGATAAAAAGGGAAAACTCCTTGTCGAGCTTAGCTTTCAAATCCGGCTTTTTCTTTACTGTTACCCCTGCTTTATCAAACAAGGGTAAAGGCTTGTCTTTCTTCTTGGCCTTTGTTCGTTTTATGTAGTATGGCATATCTTGTCATTAAAAATTCTTACTCCGTTATTTTTCGCCCAACTTATGATAGAATCCAAAACCTCATCGTCATCCAGATTGTCTATAATATCTCTAAAGTCATACGAAGCACCAACCTCTTCTTGGAAATGCCGTACAATACTCGTTTTTAAATCTGTCACTTCTTGCCAACTTTCCATACGTTACAATTAAAAGCCCCGAAGCGTATTCTCCGGGGCACAACCATTATTTACTAACCCATGCCATTTATGTGTGGCTCACATTTATGTGGAGATGGAGCGATTCGAACACCCAATTAAGGACTATATCCTTTTGCGCTACTTCTAAGGTTAATTACTCCTTATATCTCACGTACCGTACTTTCTACCATGTGCACCTCTCGAAAGTCAAAAGCACTCCACTGCGCACCCCCATTTTCGCCCGCCCCATCTTCACAGACCGGACAGGCAGGTTAACAAAGTTATTCCATATAAGCCATTGAAAACTCTTTCGGAATAAACCGCCCGACCGGGATAGGTTTGGCTGATTCAATGGCTGTATGTATTTCCCTCTTTCTGAACTCATGTCCCTTTTCTTTGGCTTGTATCTCACATTCTTCCTCTTTGTTTTTGAGATAGTGGGTAATAAGCATCATTGCTCTGTCAACGTTGAAGGTGTTCACGACAAAAGTCTGAACTCTCTCGTCTTCATTCTCCCCATCCGTGAATGTGATTTTCGTCTCAATCTGATAGAATTTCTTTTCATTGGGCTTGGAATCTCCCTCTTCTTCATCTTCTTCCGTTACAGAATCGTTTAAAAGGAATGTATCTTTTAATTCTTCGAGGGTGGCATCATCTACCTTGCGTTCTTTCAAATTATCAGTAAGAATCACACAAGAATCGAACTCCTTGACCATTGTCAAGGTGAATCCGAACATATAGTTTAGTTCGATGTAATCTTTCAAGATACTACAAGAATTCTCCAATCCGGTGGCATACAGCAGGAACTTATGTTTCTTGTCCCCTATTTGTGCCTGTGCAAGATAGGGATATAAGAATTTGTTCTCGTTCTCGAATGCCAAGCGGTTCTGGTTGCTGACTTCCACTTCCTTAATGCCGTCAGCTTCCATACTGAAACGAATTTTCGCCAAAGTGTCTTGGTCTATCAGCGTGCCACGGTCAAAAAGAATTTCATTCCGTTCGATGGTTACTGTTTCACCTGTATCTTCATCAATGAAAGACTCCTCCCATGTTTTGAGGACACGTTTTGCAAGGTACATGTTGAGCATCTTTTTCGGGTCAGATGTCACATACCTGATTTCTGTTTTTCTTGTTTCTATCATAAAAATTCTTTATTGTACATTGTTTAACAAGTGCTTCTTGTAATTAGAGCGTACAAACGATTGTTCTTCGTCATTTAAAGAGTATGCCTTTACCATGAACTTCATTGCCATATCTTCGTTATTGTCGGACAACGGATAGTAATCAGTGGCAAACTTGCAAGAAAGCGTTTCAAGACGGTCGTATTTGTTGCGAACCTCACGAACACGTTCTGTTATCTCCTGTACTAATTCAGCCGATTCGGAAAGTTGCTTTTCGTATTCCTTTTTATCTTTCTCCGCTTGTTCTTTCATTACCTTGTTCTGTGCGGCAAAATTTGAAATCTTAGCATATAGTTCATTGGAGTAAGCCCAGCCTGAAAGAATATCAAAATCTGAGTTCCCGTTGAACTTGTATCGTTCACTCTTTTTAAGGTACTTGTATTCACTTCCAAGTCTATTCCAATCGTAATCAACTTTTCGTAAAGACTTTGCACTTTTCAGGATTTCCGCAACCTTAGTAGCTTCCTCAATGTCAGTAAAAGCAAAACCATCCAAAAGTGGGATAGAGAAATACTGTGTGTCGGCAGGTTCAATCTCGAACAATTCTGGAACTTTCGGTTTATCTAAAAGTTTAATGCCTTCCTCCATCATGCGGAGTTTTATCATTTTTTGGACATCTTCGTCCGACAAAGCGATTATTTCTTGCTCTGTCATTTCGCTAATATTCTTCATAATCTCAATATTTTAAATAAATTCTTTATTACGTTCAATTTCTTGTTGTGCGTAGATAAGCATCTGCTGTTCATTTGCGGCAGGTAAGTAAATGCCAGCTACTGATGCCGACCAATTTCGGAAACGGTCAATGCTTAAAGTCATTTCACCTGTTGTCAGCTCGGCAGAACTGCGCAAATAGGTTACTTCATTGCCTTTCTTGTTGACCATCTTACGTTCAAACAAATCACGGTTGCAAGTCCTCTTATAAAAATCAATTTTTGCTTCGTCGAGACTGCAACCGTACTCACTACCGAAATACCCTAAAAGAAGATGCAAGTAGCTGTTTTGGGCAAGCGTACGGTTAGGTAGTTTCTTTTTCACTTCCACCACCGCACGTTCACTAAACAGCTTGTTTACATACTCCTTGAACTTGGGTATTTCATAATGATTTGATAAATTAAATATCATTTTTCTTTTTCCAAATATAGCCACCAGCCGTTTTCCTTTTGCCGAGCGTACAAGCATTGATACTTGATGCAGCAACTTGTGTTTCAAGAGAAGCCACTTTTGCACTTTCAAATTCAGCTATATAATTCATTTGTAATCCCAATTGCACAACTGGAATTGAATGAGTTATAGACATCTTTCTTTTAGAAAAACTTGAATGCTTTTTATTATACATTGGATGTTTTTCCCCTTTTCGGCTCATTGACATTCGTTTTTTAGTTTCTGCATTGATAACTTTACCTTTAGCAGATTTACTAAAACGGCTTTTAGTAATAGGATTATTATTGTTTTCCGTGCGAGTTACCCACCTTAAATTACAAACATTATTATCCGTTCTAATTCCATTAATGTGGTCTACCTCTGGTTTATTAAATGGATTGGGGATAAAAGTTTCTGCAACAATTCGATGTAACAGTCTTTTATCTTTTCTCAAAGTAACATAAACATATCCGTTCTTTACTCCAACATTTGGAGTAAGCACCTTATTAGGATTCCGAACTTTACCTGTATTAGAAACTTGATAATATCCATTATACCCTTTTACTGTTTTCCAAATCTCTTCCATATCATTCTTCAAGTCGAACAGCATACGCTAAAAAGGTAAATCGTCCTTTACATTGCCATTAGCATCAACCGGAGGCGGAAAGTTCTGCGGCTGTTGCTGATAGGTCGGTTGTGGCGCTGGCTGTTGTACCGATGTTGTTTGTTGGGATTGAGATACACCGCCACGCGCATCTATTTTGTAGCACCGAATAGATGCCATACGTTTGAGTTCTCCGTCTTGATTCGTCCAAGAACGTCCTTGTAAAACAAATGATACAGTAACAACATCACCCTGATTAAAGCGGTCAAGTTCTGCACACTTATCGCCTGAAAACTCTAAGGGAATAACATTCTCATACTCGCTACGCTCTCCCGTATAAGGGTCGTAAGTGGTAGCATCTAAAATGAACTCCCGTTTTGTAAACGAGGAACCACCGTTTTTGGATGGTATTTGAACAGTTTGTCCGATTTCGGTTATCCGTCCGGTTATTTGGTTTGCCATTAATTTTCTCCTCCAAAAATCTTTTTATCGGTTATAAGTTCTCTGTTTTCTTCCAAAAACCGGATAAATTCCTCACAATGATTAGTAAGAATAGGAATATCACGTTCAGGATTGAAAACGTATGTTTCTGTATAGGTATCTACCACATAACCGCCTTTGTTGAACTCTACAATGTTATACTCAAATGTCCGTACATCCGACCCATTCTGCATAAGAGCATAAGGATAAACTAAATGCTGGTGGTGATCTTTGAACTTTCCCACGGTATAACTACCGGTTGTTTTGATGTCGTGAACACTGGTAGGCATCAGTTCGTCAATCAAACCATAAACCAATACACTACCGTATGCAGTAGGCAAGATGGCTTCTACTCTTTGTTGGGTTAATGCTCCTTTGTAGTAGTTGGCAAACTCGCGGCAAAGGTCAATGTGAAAAGTGAAAGTGCGATTGTTGTAAACAGCTTTTATCCCGTAAAGTTTTCCGTCATCGTGATATGCCTTGCTAATTTCCATTATAGAAGATTTACGGTTCTCAATCATACAATCAATGATTTCATTGAAAGCCGTGCCACGGTCTGCCGCTTCGCTATCGAATGGCTTGCGGTTAATCCGGTCTATCAGTTCTTGAAACTGTTGTTCGTGAAATTCTTCAGGAGTATGGGGTGGATTTTCTGACCACCCCCAGTACTTATCCCAAATCACATCACTATTCAGATATGCCCCAAAGGCATCAAGAAGCGTTGCGTAAATACGATATTTAGGCTGCTGGTTCATATTTCTTTTCTGAATTAAGTTTCAGATTCAAAGACTTCGCTTTGTTAGCTACCAACTTTGCCGCCATTTGCTTTGAAGAACCAACGTGCTCAAAGTTATCTATTTGCGCGATAAAATTATTGGCAGATTCCGCATCCGTAATAAGTTCGATCTGTTCTTTTATCTCTTCAATAACTTTATCATACTTTTCCTGTGCCTCTTTCTTGGCAGCAAGCATACCCAAATACGAATTGATTATCTTGGCGGTGATAAAGTCGTTCTTTGCGGTTGGATTACCATTCTTGTCAAGGATGGTAGGAACTTCCATCACTGAAGGAAGATTGCAAGTATTCTTACCGTCATTTCTTGAAGTTGGGTCAAAAGTGATAGTACGTCTTTGGACGCCTCTTTCGCTTTTCATTTCAAGATAACCGAGCAAATCCAGTTCAGTAACGATAGAGTTGTAGGATTTTTCACGCAAGGCAGGGATAAACACCGTATCATCACCTTCTTTTCTTGTGTCGCGATGGGCAACGAAAATGATGTGCTTGTTAAGCCCCGAAAGTGTTCGTGTCATCCATGAAAACTCTGCATTGATACCGCTCCAATCACGGATGGACGGCTGGCGGGTTCCACACTTGTGAGTAATGATGAAGTCCATCATCTTGCCGATGGTATCTACTACAATGGTCTGATAAGCGGACAAGTCCTCTTGAAGAACTTGCTGAACATCGCTCCATGAAGTGACCTGTACCGTGTCTATATTCTCCAAGTGCGCCATGTTCATGCGCTTCACGCCGTTATCGAAGTCCAACAGCAGCGGTTTCGGTGCGCTCAATGCTACCGTACTCTTTCCCATTCCGGCTTGACCGTAAATCATCATCTTCACGGTGGTCGGGATAACTAATTCATTACTTTTCTTAATCAGTGACATAATCGTAAATTTTATAGGGTTATTTGTTCAGATATTTACTCATTTTAAAAGCATTAATAGCGGATTGTATCTCGAACTTGGAATATATGATAGGAGAATTTCTGGATGAGCCTTTTCTTTTCTTATGCACCAATCCTTCTTTCTCTAACTTTTCCAAAAAGTTAGGTTCATACCCAAGTGTCTTTAACCATCTGAACGCTTCTCTTTGCTTGATTTCATCAGATACAGGAGACCGTTTCTTCTCACTGGCAGCTGCACCAAGCTCCGCCATGTCCATGCAGATATTTTTAAATTCAAATAATTCAAGTCTTACCTCCATACCGTCCAGTTCTTTCAATTCGTTCAACTCTCGTTCTTCGTCCCCTTCTCATATCGCCCTGTTCGTGATAGAGCGAAAAAGAAAAGATGCACAACAGGCAGAAAGCAACAGCCGACCTAATAGTAGGTGAAAAGTCCATCGTGAACTTCATACCAGCTATTCTCTCATATAGCATGGTTGCCAGTTCTCTGCCGTTCCTTACGTTCAAAATCTCAAAAGCTCTTTGCAGTTGGTTGTTTATCGTGCTGACCGCTCGGCATTTGAGGTTTGCAATTTCTTTTTTCTCATACCCTTGTGCATACATTCGTGCCGTAATCTCGCATTCAGGTGTAAGTTCATTAAAAACTCTCTTCATAATCGTGTAAGTCAGCTGATTAATAATTGCGAATAACCTCAATATATCCGGCTTCCCTGTTAGTGTCCACCGAATACAAAGTTTGCTTCTTGTCTATTATCCGATCAATCCTTGCCAGCCTGTTAAGATCAGCGGTACACCTGCGAAGCTGTCCGGCAAGTTTGTCGCTAAAGTCAAAGCTGATTCTGTCATTCTTCTTTTTCAGCTTTTTCTTAATTTCTGTTCTTTCTTTCAGTTCTTTTGCCATAAGAGTAAAATTTAATTAATGATTCGTGGATGGTAAGGGAATCGAACCCCTCTCAATCGTGCCAATTGTTTGCGCAATACGAAGCTCTAACCGATAAGCTAACCATCCTTTTTTAAAAAAGGTGCACTATCCTCACGGACGGCACACCCAGTACAAACACAATATAAAACACGAATATCTAATCTATTATCAGAACAATGCTTTTAACCGCATTTTTGAAATGATCAAACTTCTGTTTCAAATCACTCCAAGATTTATACCATGTATTTTTCTCTTCAGCTAATTTCTCGTTAGCCTCTTCCAGTTCCTGCACACGCCTTACTAAATCTTCATGCGTCATGCTTCTTAATTCTTCCACTGTCATAATCGTATAAATTTAAAATGTCGTTAAAAAGGTAGGAGTCGAACCTACTTCTTGTAAGCTAAATGAATATATAAATTAGAATATAAGTTAATACCAACAATTAATCGCTTACACGCATTCCAACAATGCTACTTCATAAATTACCGCCCAGCTGGTTTACAAGGTGATTGTGCACTCATCCCCATGCGCCTTGTGCCGGATTATAGGACTACCTTTTAGCGGTCTGTTTTAAGTTCTCTATAAGTTATTCTCATGAGCGACACACACCCTACACATATAACACTCATTATAGTGATAGAGAATATTTTCATAGGACTGTAAGTAGTAATAGCCCCGTAAAGCATACCGGCAGCACATATACCAACCAATATAGATAAAACGAATTGGATTGTTTTCATAATCGTATAAATTTAAATAAGTATCTGTACCCTAATCGAATAGCAGAACCTTATTTCAGTTCAGTACAGACTATAAGACCTTTCAGCGATACTTGTGCCTAACCAAGCATACTCATCACGCTAAAGACAAATTGGCGTGCTGAAAGTAAAAATCATTTCAACTTCGTGGCTTTACCACCATCAGACATATACAACCATTCGCCCATTGTCGGCTTATCCTCGGTTGCTATCGGTGTCAATTCCGTTCCACTTGCACCCACCACTATCCACCATCACTGGCTTCGCTTACGTGCCTTCGCAGAAATATATCTTTTTATCGTATCAATATGTCAAAGAACCAATCAATAGCACCCTACCCGATTCTCGCTATCGGTTGCCGTTCAATCCGTCTGTAGGGCTGTCGTGCGTTGCATAATCGTGTATTATGCGTATCGGCTGATACCTTGTACCCGGCATAGAGCATCGTAGTCCATGCCATCATCTTCACAAGTTTCAAAACCTTTTAAGGCATCTTCCAAACTGTCTATCTCATCCGTTATCAACTGGATAGCTTCTTTTTTGCTATCAGCATTGAACATCAGGCAGACAGCCTCTTCATCATTGTTATGGGCAGCCTCTAAATCTTTATAAAGGCTATCCAACTGCTGGTTAATCGTGTAAGCATTCATATCCATATCTTTTATGCGATTGACATCAGATTAGCTTTTTTGAAGCATCTGAATTCTTGGCGTTCAGTATCATAGTAAGTCTGGACGGTATCATTCTTTTTTCTGTTGTCAGTACCAGTGATGGCAGGCATCAGCTTTTCATTTAGTGTACCGTATGCCTCACGAACGGAACCGTCCACTTTTTTGAAGTAGAACTTCACTATCTTCTTTTTCATCTCACCTTTCAACTTCAAGTTAGCCCAAGAGACCTTCATTGCTTCGCTCATGGTGTAGCCATTACGCTTAACGAACTGCCAAGCAAGGCTCATTACTTCGTGTAAAAATTCTCTTGTTCTCATAATCGTGTATTTTAATATGTTTATACTATTTGAAATCTGAATTAATCTTCGTTTCTTTGTATCAGTTTAATTTGATAATGCAAATATACTATCAATTTTGATATAGTATATCATTTTTGATTATTATTTGTGTTAATAATATCTAATTTGATTAATCTAAAATGATAACATTAAGACAAATAATTAGAAATCAAGGTGTTACAAATAAAGTAATAGCTGATGCGTTAGGCATAGAATCTACCAATATAGGTAGATATGATGATTTATCTAAAAGAAGACTATCAGAATTGATAATCATATCTAAAGCCTTGGATATGTCTCTAGGCGATCTTGTCCAACAGGCAATGGCTGATGAGATTGAACTAGGAGATGTTACGATTATCAATAAGCCTAAATATATAGAAAGGATAGATGAAGAAGGCATAATTAATCTATATGACATTGAGGCTGCCGCAAATTTGAAATCTCTTTTGGTGAACAAAGACCAAAACATACTAGGAAAGATAAGTATCCCCAACATACCGAAATGTGACGGTGCTGTATATGTCAAAGGAGATTCTATGTATCCTTTATTGAAATCGGGAGATATTATAGCTTATAAAGAAGTTCCCGTAGAAATCCAACACATTTTTTATGGGGAAATGTATTTGGTTTCAATAGATGTAGAAGGTGAAGAATATCTAACTGTAAAATACATAAATCAATCTGAAAAAGGAGGTGATTGGATTAAGTTGGTAAGTTACAATCAGCACCATCAACCCAAAGATTTTCCTTTGGCATCAGTTAAGGCACTAGCTTTAGTAAAACTAAGCATTAGGATGAATACGATGAAATAAACGCCATGAGTTTCAACCAATACACATGGGACCTATATAAACAGACCACAATCGGAATAGAGATGATAAAATACTTTTCCGATGCGGGAGGATATGTTTTATTCAAGGATTATTGTCCGTACGCTAATTTCATACCAGAAGATTTATATAACGATTGGTTGGAGAATATATATTGCTACGGTGTATCAGATTATGACCATCCCAGCTCATTGGAAGAAGCAAAAGATTTATACATTTCACTTATCACATTAGGCATAAGGGTAGAAGGGCAACAATGGCTTCCTGCTAACGACTTCAAGAATATGCTTGGGATTATCCAGCCGATGTCCTATGTCTTATCACAGTTCGCCCCAGAATATTTCTTCCCGTACCTGTTCCTTTGCCGAATATTCGAGCTGAATAAAATAGCGGATTTCTTTAACATAGACCTCCCCAATATTCCCAAAAGAACTGATTACAAAGGAAGGTGCATGTATTATTGGGAACTTTGCGAGGTGTTTTATTTGTTCAGAAAAGAAAATGGACTATCTCCAGCAGATCTATGGTCTTTCCTATACGACTTCGCACCCAATAATCTCCCAAGCGAGAAAATAGACATGCCCAAACCGTCACAAGTCTGGTTCATTGGCGGCAGGTTATACCAAGAAGATAAATCCTTAGAATCGAAATTCTGGCAGTCAAGCCCCGAAACAAAGAAAGGGGATATTCTTGTTCATTACGAAACGTCCCCAATCAGTGCAATCACTTGCATAGAGATATCGCTTACGGATGGCGTAATAGACCCTCTATTCCGATACTACGGGTGTATCTATATTGGGAATAGAATAAATATTCCTCACATTACTTTGAAAGAACTACAAACTGATGAATATTTTTTCAAACACCCACTTGTTAGAAAAAACTTTCAGGGAGTAAATGGTTGGTCGGTTAACAGTGAGAACTATTCAGAGTTACTTCGGATGATAAAAACAAAAGGATTTGATATAGAGGTTTTGCCAAAATTGTATGCCCCAACCTTGCCCAAAGACGTAATTATAGAGTACGAACATGATGTAGAACAGCAATTGCTGGAACCATTGCTTAACTCTATGGGATGGTATGAAAACAAAGACTTCATCCGGCAGTTACCAATCCAAGCAGGGAGAGGACATAGGATATTCCCAGATTATGCGTTACATTATGGCAATAAACCAAATGAGGAAAGGGCAAAAGTGTTGATTGAAACCAAGCTGTGTATGAGGAATAACAAGGAAAGAGAAGAAGCATATTTGCAAGCGCGCTCATACGCCCGATTACTTAATTCGTCTGTGATTGTTTTATGTGATAAGGATTACCTGATTGTTTATGAGAAAAAAGACAGCTTCGACCGGGACAGATACAAGAAATACTGTTGGGGAGATTTTGAGAATCCAGATACTTTCAACGAATTAAAGAACAAACTAAATATATAAGATTATGAAGAAGATTCTATTTACCATAATAGGCTTGTCAGCACTATTCTGTATGAGTTCCTGCGATGAAGCTGTTTATAAAGGGAGGAAAGTGTATAAAGCATATTTCGATTATACCTTAAAAGACCCTGAATCTTTCAAGGTGTACAGCGAAAAATACACAAAGGATGGAGATTTCACAGTAAATTGGGAACTGGATTATGGGGCTAAAAACTCTCTCGGTGGAATGGTGAGGGAGAAGGCTACGTTTACAACTGTTGGTACTTCGATATTTATAGACGGAAGTAGTTACAGGCTTGATGAATTGAAATGATTTGAAAATTGTTTTAGCAATATTTTAGCAATAACAACTAAAGAACATGATTGGAATCCGGGAAGAGTTAAAAAACAACATAAGCCGGGGATTACGCCCGGCTTTAACATGAAAATCTCCTTTGTTTCAACATTGTTTCAACATCAAACGAAAACGAAAAATATAAATAGGTGACAAACAGCAGATTAAGAAGTAGAAAAAATTAGCCAGATGAGCTAATACCCCGAGAAATAATAACGATGCAAAGATACATAGAAAATCAATAATACAAAGCTTTTGGGAAAGTTTTTTTCATGTGAACAAAAAATTTATTTGCCACTTTTACTCCAAAGAGTTACTGTTGCGTGAAATTGTTAACCAATAGCTGACCAAGTTTAATAGCATAACAAGCGGATAACCCCGATTTGTGACAAGTCGGAGCTATCTAAATCATAAGTTAAAAGTTATTATGAAAAATCATTGTTGTATCAATACTATACCCCATCGGCATAATAACAGTCACAATAGTTACACGAACACCAAAGGGATCCCCACAGAAAGCTTCATTGGGAATACGGTGTATTTAGCTATGAATAACAACTATATGTCAAGAATGGATAGGATCGGAAAAAAGTCATACTGAAGCATCTTAGTAAAAGAACAATCATCGTCCTATCAAGTGCTACCCGGCATTATCTATATCAGTCCGGCAAAAGCATGAAAGGAGAAATATACCGAATATCCTAGAAGAGAAAGAAATATTCATGTCCGCCAATAACAAATCCACCACAAATACAACCAAGGGTTGCTGCTATTAACGGCTACGTACCATTTCAATTACAGCACTGTATTTCACAACTCTATGATTGGCAAGGCAAAAAGAGATGTAAAAATTGCATTAAACCTCCTCTATCGGCTTGGACCAAACTTCCTCTTTCGTTTCTTTACACATTACGGAAATAGTTCCTCCAACAAAATCCTTCACATATCCTTTGCGTTCAGCCAACATATCTTCCGCCATTCTAATGGCCTTAGCCTTATCTTTCAATGAAAATCCTTTATTAGCAAAATCATTACCTTCTTTAAAATATATATCATAAGTTTCCAT